GTGCCGTGGCCCCATGCTATATATCCAGATTCACTCATATTAGTCTCCTATTCAATAATCTTTTTATGTGCCCAAGCTTCAAAATCTTCAATACCAGTAGGTATATCTTTGTAGATGCTATCTACATATTTTAAAGTTCCTTCTGTTTCCAAGGCAACAACAAGTCTTGATGTTATGTCTCTGTGGTCTCTTTTTAATTCTTCATAGTTTGTCATTTAAGTCCCTCTTTATAAACATTTAAAATGCTATACATTGTCAATACTTCAATTACTATGCCAAGCAAGACTATACCAAAGCATTCGTGGTATAGCCTGTGAATAAGCATGTCAATTATCATGTAGTTCAATGGTAAGAAAATTAGCATATTTATTGTGCATAGTAGAAAAAGTTTTAAGTTATTCACCATCTGTTATGCCAGGAGTTGTAGGATTAACAATTACTCCTAATGCTGTTAATAGATTTATAATGATACCTACACCTTGTACAATAATATCCTGAGATATTGGTGCCACGACGCCGAATATACCGAGTACTTGGTAGATAAAGCCAATCAAAGCACCTATAAAAGCTACTAAGATTGTTTTGTTTTTGAGCTTACTTTTTAAATTCATCTAATTCCTCCTTTAAAGGTAAATTACAAACTAACCGATCTAATTCGGCTAGAAAACCATTGCCACCTAATTCTTTATAAGCTGTATATAAACTAATAAATATATTTAGGTCATTGATTGACACGTAGCCGCGTTTGATGTGCTCCTCGCCTACGTGTGTTATTCTATCTCGCAGTGTTGCAAGTGTTGCTCTTTTTAGTTCACTATTAGCCGACTCTATTGCTATTAAACGTTCATTAATTTGCACTATTTGCCTGTGTAGTTCCTCATCAGGTTTGCTAATATTATTAGCTTTCCATTTTTTAATACGCACACCTATAGGTGTGTATAAGTAAACTACAATGAAACTCAATAGCACTGCTACTATATTTATGTAATCACTTATGTCATGTAGCCAAGTTGGTACCATATGAACCTCTCCATTATTAAATTTTTAGCATGTTAACATATCCATCTGTTCTTTCTGTATTTAATTTAGCACTTCCTGTAGTGCATGCATTATACGATGAGCCTCCAATTGTTACGCCTGGAACACCTCCTCTATATCCGCCGCCACCACCGCCATATCCAGATGAATAGTTTGAGCCACCTCCACCAAAGCCTGGATAAGACGTACCATACCTACTATAGTTATAGGTTGCAGCGGCGCCGCCTTCTAAGAATGATGTGCCACAATATTGAGAATCATAATAGTCACTGTAACCACCACCAGAGTAACTAGTTGTTAGGTAACTGTCATCAGTACCCTCTGTTAACAGCGCATTTGCATTAACGTATGAAGTGTACGTTGAATCGCTACCACCATTTCCAGCTCCAGCACAGATCAACAATCTAACGTTAACAGATAAAGCTTCGCTATAATCTGAAGCCGGTATATTTAAAACATCTGTAGATGTATCGTCTTTAATAGCAATGTACGTCGCTCCGCCGCCTGCTCCGGTAGCACCATTGCTGCTACTTGTTTGTGTATTATCTACACCTTTTTGTCCAACAAGAATATACAATTCATCATTTTCTAATAAATCGAATGTACCTGATATTATTGCACCAAAGCCTCCCCATACACCTACCCATGAATCTAATCCGCCGCCTCTACCACCAGCACCACCACAAGCTTCTAGGTAGTAAGTTCCAGACTCTTCAACAGTATATTTCTGTATTCCATTAAATATCGTAACTGTAGCGAGCGCCGCATCTGCTTCTTCCTGCGTTGGTCCAACTTTACCAGATGCTCCATACGTTGTAAGTGCGAAGTCTGCATAAGTTAACTTTGATGGAAGCTCATATTCAGCACTCGCTAAGCGTTCATCAATGTATCCATATAAGAACACTGTGTAGATACCTTTTGATGGTTTAGGAATTGAGATGCTTTTATCGTATGTTATGTACTCATCAGAAAGATTACCCATTGTAAATTCATTATCAGCGTATGTGCTTTTTACAATAACAACTCTATAGCATGTATAAACAACATCCTCAGGATCTACAATGTTTATTGTTATTGTATCAGTTCCAGTATCAACTGAGCACGTCGGCGCTTCATACTTTTTACTATTAGTAAATATAGGTGCGACGATTAAACTATTATTATTATGTTTCAAGGTGTAGAAACCTATTGAACCAATTTGTGGAAATGTTTTTACTCCTATATTAGTAATAGCATGAGATGTAAGCAGTCTATCAGCGCTGTTAAAATCTACGCTGTCATAATCTGCTGGCGATACGCTTCCATTTGTTTCATAATACTCTCGGTCATTTTTAACAGAAAATCTATTAAGAGTATTATCAGGCTCATTACAGATGTTAGAGTGGCTAACATCTGTATCAGAGTACGAATAAACTTTTTCAAAATTAAGTGTTGCCATGTTAATTAATGCCTACAGAATATGAACTAATTATTTTGTATTCTTCTGATTTGTATGGCCTATCAACCTGGGCAGATATAAGTATCTCTGCTCCATCAGCTGGAGGAGTTGTAAATACTATACCATCACCAGATCCAATACCTATGTAAGTTTTTGGGCCTAATGACATACCATAGTATATTTCGGCGCCTACTGTGCGTATTCTCCAGTAACGCGCAGTTTGTTCTGTGAAGTTGTGGTGCACATTTACAGCTTCACCATTATTTTCAGCACTTGATACGTATGTAGATGTGTACTCTGGGTATTTAACATATGTTACAGTAGCGTCCGTTAGTGCAACTGCTTCTGCCCAAGTTGTATTGTCACTGGAATACTCTAGGAAAATAGATGCTGTACCGCCACTCTTACCAACAACAGCCTCAATAAAAAAATCATTACATGTAACGTCCTCTCCAAAATCAAATACAAGAGGATTATCATCTTGCTCCGAATACGCGAAGCTAGGATATGCTTCTCCTGAACGGTAATAAAAAGAAGCAGGGATTAGCGAAAACGTAGAGTTAGAAATGCTAGATCTGCTAGAAGCACCACCACCAGAAATAGATGCATTTTCATTATTAATTAATGCGTAAGTAGATAGGCAGCAGCTCTTAGCTGAATCGTTGCCATCATAGTTTCCTAATGGGTCAACAGTATAATCTACGCCATTAACAAGTTCTACGCTGCCAACGGTTACTACATCAGTTCCTTCAATAAATTCTGGTATAGGGCACCTAAAACTTGTCGTAGCACCATCGCCAGTTCCACAACTAATTGGTGCCAACATATAAGGTGCAAACATATTACTATTAGGTAATTCTATAAAACCAAGGCCACTAAATACTATGTAATTAAGGAAATAGCCATCTGGATAAATGGTACTATTACTAGCCGTATTAGCTGTTGAATACTCGCTATAAGAAATAGTACCAGAATTGTTTTCTGAAGTAACAGATGCGCTAGTACCAAGCTTTATACTACTAGCATATGTTTTTACTGAAAGATAGGCCGATTCAAGCATACCAGTATACGTAATACCATTATAAGAGCTACTAGACGTAGCCAAAGCAAAGTTTTTTAGAAACGTATTGTTAGAGGCACTAATAAGTACTAAATTGCTGTCACTTATCGTAAATGTTACGTATATTGTACAGGTAGCAATTATTATATCAGTATCAGTTTTTTCTATTGATGTAGGATTACCTTCAGAATCTACAAGTAAAGCATGTGAGATATAATAGTTATGGCTGCTGGGGGTATAAGAGACCCCTCTTAGAGAAACTTCTGTTATAGAGCCTATCGCAGTTGATGCGGCAAATGTAGCTTTTAGCGTATATGTAGAAGTTGGGTAGGCGCATTCTGATGATCGACTAGAAATGTCGGCATACGCAAGATACTCAAATAAGCCTGTGTCAGATGCTGATACGGTTCCTGTTCCTGTTCCAATGTAAAGTCGCTCTATTTTGCTTCCTTTATAGCTACTTGTAAAAAAAGCTGTCCAGAAGGAATTAGTTATAATGTTTGTGGCATAAGCTGTATCTACAACATCACCATTTTTATCAATCTTTTCTATTTTATATTTATTATGTATGCCGATTTTTGGTCCTTTAAGCATTTTAGCCTCCTTATATATTGCTGGAATCTACATATTCCATTGTTATTGAAGCAGTAATATTATTGATATCAAATACAAGAGTTTCTTGTGGACTAGTAACGTCCGTATCATTTTCTACATCTATGGTAATGTACGAAATTGATTCTTGTGTTATACTAGCGCTTATATTACTGATATCAAATGCTAACGATTCGCTAGGTACATCATGATAACTTGTAATAATAGGCACTTGCGTAATGTTAGCGTTTATTGAAGATATATTAAATGATAGCGCTTCAGAATAATTATACTTTTTAACAAAAGTTAGAGTAATATCATCAGAAGGTAGCGAAAGATAACCGTAGCCATCTGCATAAACTCTTATATTGATAGCTCTAGGCTCAATAACCATAATATTACTTAGTTGCTTTTCTGCAAAAGTAACAGAAATTATATTATCATTTATTTCAACACTGTCTATAGTAGGTTCGCCATTAGTAGTACTAACATACGTAAAGCAATCGTAATAGTTATCGCTATAGTAAACAATAGGATAATTACTTTCAAGTATAAAACCTGATCCATCCTCTAGTGTAGTTCCAGTAAGCGTAACTGTTGGGAAATCATCATCTGCTGTGCACATTGCTATAGAGCTCGTAATACGACTTAAATCAAAATAAAGTGATTCACTTGGAACAGATGATTGAATATAAGTTCTATCAGTTATTGCCCAAATATGCCCTGTATCATTCTCTGCTAAAAAGCCCATTCTATAATCGTTTAGGCGGTGCAGCGACACGTTAGTTACATTAGTTCCAAGTTCTGTGACTATCTGCGGTTCAATCCAAGTGCGCTCTTCTGCTTCATCAGTTTGATAAGCTAAATTCTTGTAGTAAACTTGCCCATCTTTTATATAAGCAATGATTAAGCCTTGGTCTTCAGTTTTAAGTAATGCTGATCTAAAGCCTCTAAGCATAGCTGGATTAGATGCATCTGTATCTATTAAGTGCCGCGTCGTTTCGTCGCTGCCTAATTGATAATATAAATTATCATCCATATCTACAAATACTAGACTCGGCTCCTCGTCGCATTCTAATGTGTAGTAAGCTGCTTGATCTCTTCTAACAAAGTTTCCATCAAATTCAATAGCAGCATCTTTAGCTTCAGCTACTATAAAACCAGATGACCAAACTACGGCGGCATCTTCATCGTATGCTCTATACTTAACTCTTGCAACGCCATCATCTATTCCTATAGCATATATACTAGATGGAGAATTATCAGAAGGTAATTGCTGTATTGCAATATCCCTAACATCCATACCAACATCTATTAATCTAATAGCTAAGTGACCCGCATCGATCGTGTAAAGTATTCCTCTAGTGTAGAACGTTGCTGTTCCTACAGAGCATTGAGCAGTTACTGTAAATGTATGAATTCCAGATAGTCTTTCTAAGTATGCATGAGGCACACCTAAACTACCTTTGCCGCTATCAACACTATAGAGTATTGGAGCAAACAATTCAGTGCCGCCGTTATCTTTTAGCCTAAGCGTTATAGTGCACGAACTTGAAGCAACATAAGTTATCTGTAGATGACTGCTTATATCTGTTCCTTCTGTTAACTTGCATGATATAAGGGCTATTACCTCTTCAGTTGCACCTATTGTAATTGGATATCTATTATAATCTTCTAGTAGTTTCGGTATCTCTTCAGTTACACCATCAACAGCAGCAAGTATTGCACTGCTATCACCAGATGAAATAACACTTAAGCCAACGTCATAAACGGTTAAGCCAAGGTCTGATTCTATTGTTAAGAACATCGATGTATAGGCGGACTCTTTAGCGTTTAATTCGATATCTAAAGAACCATCACCTGTATCTACAATTGGTATCATGTATGATGATGTTTCGCCATACTCATATACTATTCTTATGTATACTCTATTTCTAGCTTTAGATGTTACTGTGTAGCTATTAGCTAAAATAGTTAACTTAATTGTCTCTGATATAGTTGTTACATTATCTGTAGTTATCTCTACATTAGCGGATCCTCCTGCGTCAAGCGATATAGTGCTTCCGGACATTGAGCCATTTATTATGGTCCAATCTGCTACCTGTGTAGGCAGTATGCTAGTTCCATAACTCACTTAGCTCACCTCCATTATCAAACTATTTATAAGTGTTATCGTGCAGCTTAAACTACCAGCATATTTATATGAGGCTCTTTGTAGCACACCTGTATAATTAAGATTATACTTTTCACTAATAACATTTATCTTATCTCCAAGCTGTAGTGTTGGATTTCCTCTTATGCTAAGCTCCATTGTAGGTATTTGATTAGATATGTATCTTGAAAAAACATCTGAAGCAGTATCGCATACCGTGCTATTCTGTGCATAGATATTATCAAAAGTCATTGGACTATTACCATAAGACTCTGCCGTTTCTTTTACAACCTCTATAGTCTTACCAAGCATTTCAATTTCTGTGCTTTTATCTGCCAGAGAGTTACTTGTAGTTATAGTGCACGTATATGTTGAATGCTCATAACCTACTATATCTACAGAATCGTCTGATGAATTAACGCGCATTGATTCGATAGTTGCTACTGGTGAAGTTCCAAGTGATATGCTTGAACTTGTATTTTCTCCAGCTAATGCCGTATAATCTTTTATTGTAAGAATTGTGTCTATATCTGATAATTGTGTATTGTTAATTGATATTAGAACACCATCAAATTCTTTACTTATTGTTGATGGTATAGATGCAGATATTATTTGATTACCATCCGTTAGAGTAGCGGCGACGCTTTGTTGCTTCGTCATACTTCTAACCTCTACTTCGTCATTGCGCCCACAGAATGTAGCAGCAATACATGCATTTGTCATATACTTAAGTGTGCTAGATACATCAGTACTTGGATACCACCAAGACATTTCGCCATTTATAGAGGTATCTACATTGTGTGCAATATTAAGTTTATTTAAATAAACATTAAAAGCATCAACAAATGATATATCTGAGAGCGCCGCAGCAGCAGGTGGATCTAAATTTAAGACACTCTGTAGTTTATCGTAGCATGTTACGCTAGTTTCTAGACTAGTTATTTCAGTGCTCCAATCACTAACATAGAATGTTCCAAGCTCATCCCATTCTGTAGAATCTACAGGTTTTATTCTAGCAACAACCTTAGTACCAGCTGTCATCGATCCATAGTATATGCTAGTAGAATTAGTTGGACTAAATAATCCATCTTTATTCAAGAGCTTAATATCAAGTTCATTTGAAGACGTGGTGCCGATTGCGCTATTAGCATCATCAGCACCGAGCTCTTCTAATAAATCAAATGATAGTAGGTAGTTACTTTCAGTAACTGTTAACGTACCGCTTGAAAAGTATATATCAATCTCAACACTTAGACTACGCGATGAAGCATTATATAAATCTGTGTTAGCCATGTGTATTCTCCTATTGTTCTATTAAATTAAACGTTACGCCCTTCCAAACCCAGTTTGATGAATTACCTGCCTTGTGCAGTTCTGATGGTATAGAACCAACATAAACTGAGGCACTCTTTGAGACACCATTTTCTAAATAGCTAAGATTAAAGAATAAGCTAGATGAATCCCAAATAGCAGATAATATTTTGTCAAGCTCAATGCCGGTTATTGCGTCATATGTAAAATAGAATTTTCTCTTCTTAGCTATTAGTTCACCAGACATTGAAGCATCAGCAAGTCTTGTCATAGACGTTACATTATAACGCTCTATTTTAAAAGTAGAAGGCGTCTTTATAGCGACGCCGTTCACAACAAATTTAGCCATATTAACTCCTTCTAGTTTCTTTTGCTCTTATAATTTTCATTTTTCTTTCAAGTTCTTTTAAGCCATTATCATCGGCAACTAGTGTTCCTACATACAGAGGTCTCAAGTCTTCTTGTGAAGACGGCGACACCGCAGCAATTTGGGTACTTGTAGATTTAGCTGCAATTATCGGTAGTATAGTTTCTAATATATTTTTAGTAACAACATCTGTAAATGGTCTCATTGCATTTTCATTTTCTAATGGAATAATTGCTTCAGCTTTGTTACCTTCTGCAAATTGTGCTATATGTTCTTTATTAAATATACCACCTGTAGCATGACCAGTTAACTTGCCTTTTATTTTTCCCCATAGTGAGCTACTAGATCTTGATGTACCAAAGCTTCCGCCGCTTCCGCCTACAGTAGTATCACCACTTCTTGTATATACTGTGCGAGTAGTAGAACCACTAGATGAAGCTAAACTTACAGCAGCTTTTATTCTAGCAGCAAATGCTTCTAGCTCAGCTATTTTATTTTCAAACCAAGATGATATAGACGTCCAAGCATTTCCTAGTGTTGTTAGTATTCCAGATATAAATGTTCCAACAAATGTTTTTGCCTTTTCGTACTTTTCACCCCAGAAAGTTTCAACGTCGGCCCAATCTATACCAAATTTTTCCAATATAGCTTTTATTAGTTTCGATATAGCTTTACCGATTATACCCACAGGTGTAGTAGATGCTAGCAGACTAAATACCTTTGCTATTTTTTCTTCTAGATCCATTTGTTCCCAGTCTAGTTTTTCTTCACCCCAAGCAGTCTTTATTTTTTCGTATACTTTTAGCACTAGCGATTTAGCCGCAGCGGCTATTAAAGGACCAAACGGTCCAAGCGTAGCTAAAGAAAGAATAGTTAATATCTTATCACCGAGGGTAGTGCCAAGAGGCTCTACACCGTGCTCTTCTAACTTTGTATGAATAAGATTATATAATCCTGATACGAGTAAACCTGCACCAATACCTATTAGAGCACCAGCAGGTCCACCAATTAAGAAACCTATTACACCGCCAAGTGATGCTGCAATCGGATAAGCTGTGCCGCTCCAATCGCCTGTTTCTAGCGCAGTATGTATAGAACTTATTAGCCATATTGCTAAGCCTGCAACAGCTATGGCTAGTGCACCAACCGCTGCACTTGACGTTATGAATACTACTGCAGCAGCTATACCAGCAATTATAGGATACGATAGTCCTGTGTAATCTCCTGTTTCAAAGCCTTTCTTTAGCTCAACTATAAACCATAGAACAAGTGCGCCTATAGCAACGGCTAGTACAGAAGCGCTACCAGTTGTTAGCATCATTACTGCTCCAGCAATAGCTGTTACAAGCACCGCTGCAAATGCGAACCAGTCACCAGTCTCAACACCATGCTTAAAGCTTAGTATCAGCGCGGCAACTAATGCACCTATAGCTACACCTATCAGACCACCGGAAACGCCAGCAATCGCTAAACCGATAGCACCAGCTATAATAATAATAAGTGCTCCAGCTATAAGATCTTTAATTGTAAAACCAGCAGCTGCGAGCTTTTCTTTAAGTGCATCTGTAAACGCATTAACTAGATTAGATGCATATGAACCAAAATCTAAATCACTTTCATCGGGCAAGAAATCTTCAGAATCAATGCCAGAATAATCAGGAACTGATAAATCACTAGGATCAAAATAATCATCTACACTAGATGTATCATCAGTACTGATATTTTCATCAGGATCATCAAGATTAAATACTTCATCAAACGCCAATAAGCTCTTCGCCGCCGTGGCAGCGCTTCCTGTTGAGTCTGCTAACTCATCCATGTTATCTGATGTATCACTAAGTGCTTCATTAAATTTATCCAGGTCTGAAGCTCTCTCTTTAGATTCTGGTAATAGTATATCATCTGGATTAGTTCCAGATATATTTGTAAGTTTATCCCAAAAGCTTGAAATAGCTGTTCCAAGTTTATTGAACGTACCAGTTAAAGTTGCAATAAGAACTACGGCTGCTCCTAATGCCACCCATATAGGATGATCAAGCAGCACTAAAAGTGCTATACACAATGTTTCTACAGCTGATGTTGTAAATTTTATAACCTTAGCAACTATAAGTGTAGCATATCCCTTTACCTTATATAAGATAAAAGCAGATGCTGCAGCAACCAACAACGATGTTAGTATTTGCATAAGCTTAGCATTACTAGTTACATAGTGTATTAAATCTGCTAGCAAGTTTAGGATAATATTTAGTGTAGGTGCAAAAGCATTGAATACTCTAACTAGTGCCTGTAGTACAGGACTAAGAAAACCTGATATTGCCTTGCCCAAGTTAACTACTACCTTTATTAAATTTAAAAGATTTGCTAAAAATCTTCGTGCTTCTTGCTGGTACGCTTCTGGTACTATGTGTTCAAAAACACCACCTAAGCCACTATTATCAGCTATCGATCTCAACTCTTTAAATGAAGTATCTAAGTAACTTATGAAACCTCTTAATTTTTCTATTATAGGATTAAATATGCTTGCACCTAACATAATAGCATTATCTTTAATATTACTTAACATGCCAGTTATTGTAGATGATGAAGAGGCTATTACACCACCAAAACGTTCTGTCATACCATCTATAAGTGCGTTTATTGCAACACTTGATGATATACTTTGATCGCCTAAGTTTTGTAATTGCTCTTGCGTCAAACCTAGTTTTTCTTGCAGAATTTCATATGCAGGTATGCCAGCTTCAGCTAACTGCCGCATTTCTTCATTCATTAATCTACCCTTGGTATAAATTTGGCCAAGAGCTGTAGATACAGAATCTATGGTTTGTGCATCAGCTGTCATTGAAGAGGCCGCCAATGTACCTTGCATCATATACATTACATTCTTATACTGTATACCATATGCTAAGAGTTTCTTTGCTGCATCTTCTGATTCTTCAAATGAGAATGGTGTAGTTGCTGAAAAGTCTTTTAATACATTAATAAATTCTTCAGCTAATTCTGTGTTGCCAAATAAGTTAGAATAAGCTATTTTTGCATATTCTAATTCTTTTGCAAAATCCCAAACTGCCTTAGTGCATTGTTGTATTGCATTCATGCCACTGTAGAATACTCTAGATATTAAAATACCTTGTACAATACGAGCAACATCTTTATATTCTACCTTAGCTTTCTTAGCAGGTTCTACAAGTCCAACATTAAGCTTTTCTTTCAAAGAGTCCATCTTTTTACCGAACCTATTTGAAAAACCTGTTATACCTCTGTTCATATCTTCTATGTCTTCAGGTACATCAGAAAATGGGTTTATATCGGCTCCAACTTTTAAGTCGGCTTTTAGTTGTGATAGTTTATTACTCGCACCACTTATGCTTGTTTTTAATTTGTCAAAAGCAGACGATGCCGTACTTCCAAACGTAACTGCTGGTTCATCAGCAGATCTAATATTAGCTACTAGTCCAGCAAATTTTCCACTATACTTGGCTGTTGTTAAAGCAGCTTTTCCAAGAGCACTAGTTGCCTTTGCTCCAGATGTTTGTGCAAAGGTTCCAGCAGCAGCTATCTTAGTTTTTAGTACATCTATCTGCGTTCCTAGCTGTCCTGTTATAGTCTGCGTTTTGTCAATATCTTTTACTTGCAGTGCACTAGCAACAGATTGCTTAAGTGACTCAAGCGATGTTTTAACTTTATTTGTAGCTTCAATTTTAGATTCAGCAAATGTTCTATACTTCTTAGCGTTCTTACTGTACGCCTCTCGTAGAGTTTCTACAGCATCTTTTTCTTTGCTCTTAGCTTCTATTGCTGTTGCTGCAGCTGCTGCTTTTTTATTAGCGGCAGCGATCGCCTCATCGCCACTTGTATCTTTAACACTTGTAGTACTAGTATCTGTGCCTGTAACGCTATCAGCTGCTTTAGTAACTGCTTCACTAGCAGAAGACATGTAGCCTTCTTTAGCAGTTTCAGTTATTTTGTTTTTAAAATCAGTAACGTTCTTAGAGGCAGCTTTCATTTTAGTACTGAATTTTTGTATATCTAAATCTAGTGTAGCTTTTAATTTTCCAAAATCAGCCAATGCTACCTCCTATATTACCATCCTGCAATTTGATCTACAAATGCTTCTTGTGGCGAATCGCCGCCAGCACCGCTCATCATTTCTTTTAGTTCTTTATGAACATTTAATTGTGATTGAAACATTCTAGGTGTCATGTTAAGCACCTCTTCATCTGTATAGCGCAACCAAACTCTACCTACATAAATTATGTATGGCCAATCCCAATCATTACCAGCTGCTGCCTCGCCGCTGGTGTCGTTGGGGTCTACGCGTTTGGGAGCTGAGTTGCTTTCTTTGTTTCTAATGGCATATCATTGCTCATAGCATCACTAACACCATTAACAAGCTCATCCATGTATTGTAAATCAATTAAATTACCAACTTGCTCTTCTGTTATATCTTTATCGTCAAATATAAGACCAGCCCAAATAACACATCTCATAGCTATAACACTGTTTTTATCTAGTCTGTCAAAAGCCTCATCTACAGAACCAAAGCGTTCTTCTAGTATAGCTAAAGCATTTAGTGTGTATTTTAGCTCTCTTTCAACACCATCTGATAAAGTAATTTTTGAACTTTTTCTTTTAATATCTCTTACGTTTGCCATTTTCTACTCCTTAGTTTTGTTATTCAGTTTCTTCTACTTGCTTAAAATATTCTGCTTTTAACATGAATTCATTAAATTTAACGATTTCATTTTCTGATGTAAGTTCGTATATAGCAAGAACACTTCCAACATTTAAGTACTCAATATCGTTTCCTTGATTATAAAGTACCGTACCATTTAAGGTTGCACCAACATATGGTGTTGCAACATACGTATCGTATGATGTGTAACCTATATGGTTACCTTCACCAATAGAATCTATAGTAACTTTAGTAGCTCCAGCAACCGACCCGGCGCTAATTTCAGCGCTTAGGGTAGGTGCTTTTTCACTATCTAAAAGCGTACTAGTTATTCCATCAAATACTGCGGTTACAGTAGCACTTAAACGACCACCAACTAGAGACTGTTTTACATCTAAAATATTATCTAGTTTAACGTCATCTATTGAAGTACTAACTAATACACCATCAGCATCTGTTGTTATATTTAAAACGCTCATACGTATCTCCTTATTGCTCTATTAAGCAGTGGTTGGCATAGCTACAGAATCGAACCAAGATGTTACTGTTGCTTCTGTTACATCTGTTCCGTCACTATCAATTTCGTATTTCCAAGGATTAACTTTGCTTGTACCAACTGTTATAGTATTAGACAAGCGAACGAATTCACCTGTAATTGTATCAGATTGAAAACTGATGCTATCACCTTTGGTTTCGTTAGTATCTTCTGGATCTACAAATTTTCCTTTATACAACCATGTGTATCTATATGCGCCATTTGATTTTAGTGCTCTAAAACCAACCGCAACATATGGAGGCACATCAGCAGCGCCATATACAACAGCTCCACTTGAATCAATCTTGTGTCCTAATAAATCAGTCTTATTAGTGGCACTCAAATCATTTTTCTTAATTTCTACAGAAACCTTACCTAAAGTAGTAGCTGTTTCCATAGGTCCATCATCAGCAAATAATGTTTCTTGAGAAGCATTTGGGTTTATTCCTACAGACATTACGCCTGGTGCACTCTTAACCTCGCCATAAACTGGTGCTGCTGTAGTTGTTTCCTCAGTTGTCATTACTGCGTAGACTAGATTATCACAGCCTATTCTTGTTGCCATATTTTCCTCCTAATTAATTTTTGTAGTTGTTATGCCTACATTGAATACATACATAGCTCTATTATTGCTATCTATACCGATCTTGAATGGTGACTGTCTTAGATATAGTTGGCTCCAGGTGTTATTGTACAGGTCTATTGATCTGTCCTCATTTATGTTAGCCTTTAGAAGCTCAAATATATCTATGCAGCGCTGCTTAGCAGTAGATGTAACTTTGTCCCTAACTAGTATCTGTACAGATCTATTTAAAGCATCATCATATGGATTTACTGCACTTCCGCCATACTCCGTTAAAACAACAACGCTATCTGGACTCTCAGGTTGAAAGTCTCTGAAAATATCAACGCCATCTTCAGTAACAATATTCTTAATGATGAGATAGTTAGCTAAGTCTAATAATAATGGCGTATCCATGTTTCACTCCTTACCAATTGTATTTTTCATCATGAACCTTCTTAAGATGCTTTCTCATTCTTTCCCTAGTGCTAGCATATTCATACTGGCGTAACTGATAATCAGTAATTATTTTGTATGCAGATTCTCTATATTTAGTTTTCTTAGCATATTTCTTTGCATAAGCTTCTTTAGCTTCTGAGCTAGTTTCGGCTAATTTTGCTAAAGCATCTTTTTCTCTGTAGTACTGCGCACTAGCTCTGTAATGGTCCATATAGTATTGGCTGCCTGCATGATAGGCACTAATGTTGTCTGTTAATTTATGATACCGCTCGCTTTCAGTTAGGTTCTTATAAGGATCCTCACGGTTGTAGTAGTTCTTATTAAAGCTTTTTTTCTCGTCATAGCGATACTCACTCGTACTATTTTCCCATTCTTTGCGCGTTTTTTTACTGTCATTACGTCGTAAAAATTTTGCACGTTCAGCTATGTTTTCTCGCTCAGCATTTATGTCCGTATATGCTTGTCCTTTTGTATACATTGATGTACTTGTACCTACACCGTAGATACCTTCACCCTCAGATTCAAGTGTGTATTCATCAAGTAAGTCCTGATTTATACTGCCGCCGCCTTTATAAAGACCTCTATTAACTTCCTCAATAGCTTCCTTAGCGTATTTATATACAACTTTTTCAAGTTGCCTATCACCATATTCTCTAACAGGATCTTCCAAAAATTTAGCTTTTCTACCGTACTTATGATTGTAGGATAAGTTCTCATGCTCATCAAGCATATATGAACTAACTGGCACGCCATTAGGATTTACAGAAGATTCAACGCCGCCACCATAAAATACCTTTCCTTTATACGCCCAAGTATTTTTTGATGTATCTGTACGTCTATTAACAATCCAATCGCAACTTTTCATAAGCGTACCAGAATCTACAGGTACTTGTGCCATGCTGTCGCGACGTATCTCTCTACAAGCTTGAATTGTAGCTTTCTTGGTGCCTCTACCTACGCATTGAATAGCTGCCTCACAAGCACCTTCAAAGCCTTCATACGTAAGCTTATCTATGGTAAAATTAAAATCAGCTTTCAATTATAAGTACACCACCTTCAAGCTAATGCCATTAATATCGTAAAAATTTTCAACACTTATTATATCGCACTCAAAATCGTCAAATATAATGTTATCAAGAGAACTTATTTGTACATTACCCTCTACATATAGTTGCTTTTTAGATACAACCTCGGCTCCAGAAGAGCCTGTTGTTAATTGAACTTTTCCTTCTGCATAGCAAAATGTATCTATATCATCATAGTAGAGCCGCGTACCATCGCCGGTGCGCTTCTTAAATGGTTTTATCTTTAGCGGTAAGTTCATCCAGTCTTTTAAGCTAGCGTACATATTTGTCACCATCAACGCCATCTTGCCAAACGGGGTTATTCTGCATACCTTTTCTAAACACTTTTGGATAAGCATATTTTGGAACAGATAATCCGCTATTAACGATAGAAGCCTTATATTCCGCAGCTTTCTCTTTAAAGAAAACTATGCGTTCTTTAGGGTCTTCTTCTTGCGGGCCAAGTGATCGTTTTATATCTCTAGCAAATAGCACGGCAGCTCTATTAAATAGCTGATATAATATCTTGTTTTCATTACCAGCCCAAGTATCTACAACAAATTGTATTTCTTCATCCTGCATTATTGGAGTTGTTTCTAGTGTATCACCAATTAAGAATCTATATCTATCAACATCGCTATTTCCAGGATCACCAGAATAAGTCCAAGACATTACGTCACCCCCTATCTATTTAACAGTAGCCTTAACTTTAGCAGTAGATTTAGCCGCAGCAGCCTTAGCTTTAGTCTTAGGTTTAGCTACAGTAGATTTTTGCAACTTAGGTATAACTACACCATATCTTCTTTTAAAGAAGATAGCATATGTTGAATAATTGTGCTCTGTTATTCTTATGATATATCCATTGCGCAATCTAGCTTTAAAGTTCTTCATAACAGTTGAATCAATTACTGATCCAACTGTATGAATACCCGTAGCATCTGTAAATTGTCGTCTTACGACAAACATTACTCTACAATACCTTTAAAGAATACACCAAGGTCTGCACAAACCTTTTGAGTATCAAAAGCAATTTCAGCTTCAATACGTTCTGTACCTAAGCCAAGTAAATCTAATGGTAAACGGATAATTCTGTTACCATAAGAACCGGAACCTTCTAAGCCTGTCCATGCAAAGATGTAACCAGCAGATGGTTTCTTTAATGCTGGACTTGGATTAGAGTAACAAAGTAAAGCATTTTTGCCCATTACAAAACCGATGTTATCAGTAGCACCTTTAACTGCCGTATTAACTACAGACCAAGCTACATATACATGCTCAACTTCGAACAATGTTGCTAACAAATCAGTAGTTACGATACCTTTTTGTGTGTATTTAATTCTATCTAAAATATCAAAATGATTTTTTAAAGCATTAAATGCAAATGGTGAAAGAACCAACGTATTAGGTTTAAAGCCTGTTTCAGAAGCCATGGTAACAGCTGCGCCGGTAATATCAGAAATTGGATCTGATGTATCTTTATCCCACTGTAATACTTGATCATCACCAGGTGTTGCACCAACGCCTTCTAATTCTGTGCCCCAGATACCCGGTTTAAAGAATTTTGTAGCCCAATCCATTTCTCTACGGATAAGCATCTTCTGAGCTACAAACTCAGTTGCATCTGTATCAGCATTTAATGGTTCATCATAGTTACCGCGCTCTTCTGGAGTAACATCTTTATGAAAAGCATGCTTACGACAGTAGTATGGTGCAGCAGCTTCTACCCCGTAATCACCACCAGCAGACTCTGTAGCAGCGCCTCGAAGCTGTGCTTCATCACGCATAAAGTCGCCTTTATTGTATGTGTAGTACACATCAGATTGTCTTTTAACAGGTATAATTGGGAATACTTTATCAGCTATAAAAGCTGAAGCATCCTGCATATAAGCAACAGAAATATTGGTTAGCGCTCTATCAATATGAGCATTCGACATATTTGGCATTATTTATCTCCTTATTTAATTTTGATAGCAACTAGGCCATCAACAGCAGCACCAGTTATTGCAACACCTGCTGCAATAGTACCAGTTGTTGCTACTTTACCATCAGCATCAGAGTACACTACGGCACCAGCAGTAATAGCTTCAGCAGCAGTTACCATAACGATACCATCAGCAATTTCTAATACTTGATCTACAGTAACTTCATTCATAGAAGCACCGATGATTTCAGTAGCAGCCGTAGCTTGGATACCTTGGCTATCAGAATTTACAGAAACAAATCTGCGTCTATCTACAGCGCCTCCGGCTGATAAGCTATATCGTAGATTTGGTATTTCATATGCGTTCATTAATTAGAACCTCCTTCTAAATATTCTTTGTATAGTTCTGGGTTTTCTTTTATAACAGTAGCAATAGCTTTCTGTTTTGTAGATGAATCTCGTTTAGATACTTCAGTGGCTTTCTTTTCAATTTTAGCCCACGCATCAGCACCTTTATTAACATCTTCTTGATTTGTAGATTTACCTTTTTCTTTAAGAACTGTATCTTCTATAGCTGTGTTAATAGATGTAAATACATCAATCATATCTGTATCACATTTTTTTAGAATATCTACAAGTTTATCTTTTTCAATTGGCAATGCTTTAAGTTCAGCAGCTTTAGATACGGCCTCAGCATGCTTTTCAGCCTCTTTTGCTTTACGTACCTGTTCTTCAGCAGTTTCTTTCTGCTGTTTCATTTTAGAGAATAAAGCTTGCACATCTTTAGGCATACTCTTAATTACGCCCTCTGGTGTATTATCTTTTTTGTCTTCCTCTTCGTCTTCTTCCTTTTTACCCATAAGCTTTTCTTTAGCTGTTTTCAACTCTTCTTTAACTTTTTCAAGTTCAGCTTTTGTAGTATCAAGGTCTTCAGTTGCTTTTTCAGCAGCCTTAGACAAACCAGTCATTTCTGAAGTAATCACTTCAGCATGTTCTGTTTTCATTTTTTTCAAAATTTCTTCAAAATTCATGTTTGTGTCTTGCTCCTTTCGTTTAAACAATTCGATGAAGGCTGCAGAATTAGCACCCTCATCAACTAAGTCCACTCTATCAATAACCAAGTCTTTTAATAAGTACGGCATCTATTGCACCCCCTCTATACATATTATACGCGGTATGCGCGAAATGTATAACATTAAATTTCGACATGCTTTGCGCCGCCTTGTATTGAAAACATTTTAAATGTTCCATCTTTAACTTTAGCAAAAACATCATTGTCAAATACTTTAACTGTTATAAACCAACCTTCTGGAACTATACCAGCAGGTATGCCTAAGCATTGCTGTTTTTCTTTTGTGAATACAATTGATTCTACAACAGCACCCTTAGCATCGCCCTCGTGCATAACTCCACTAGTACCATATTCAAGCATGAAATTACAAGCTGCTTTTTCTAGTTCGCCAGGTTCTATGATGTCTCCATCCCAATCAAGTGGTATTTCACCATTTGCATTTACTGCAACATTAGCCCAGCCGCTTACAAGCTTCTTTTCATCATTAGACTTAGACACTTTAAATTCAACGCTTAAATCTACATCATCTTTGTATACGCTCACATCTCACCTCCAGTGTAGCCTAACTCATTCTGCTCGAAATCTTTCTTAGAAGCGTCATCAGAATCTTTAAAACCATTAGAGTTATCTTTATCTTTACCATTATCAATAACATCTTTATGCTCTGTATCAACCTCTTTAGTGCCATCTTCATTATTTACCTCACTATTATCTACACCTTGTGGCTTGTACACCTCCTCAAATACTTTTTTATCAACATCTGGAACACCTAATATGTGTCTTAAATAATTCTGTAGTTCCATATCGCCGGCTATATTTAAGTTCATAGCACGTAACAATAAGGCAAGTTCCTTAAGAGTAGGTGTTTCTATTTCACCAGCAACTATCTTTGGTAGTGCCGTAATGTTGTTAAATGAATTATATCTAAATAAATCTGGTACCGCTTTATCATTAAATACATCACATATATTCAACAATTGTGCTTGTAGTGCAGCTGATAACATTGATTGCTTAGTATCTGCTAAAGCAAATGATCCAGATTTTTCACCAATAAGTACGATATCAGATAGCATCGTTATTGCTATTCTATTATCGTATCTACCAATTGTATCACCTATATCTATTTGTCTTGTAGATCCAGATGATAGCAGCGTTAGGTCCCAACCACTTGGTAGTAGAACACCTTCTTCACTATCACGTCTAACAGATGTAACAAGCTCTTCAGCTCTTGTGCGCAAAGAAATCATTCTAGGATCATCTTCATTCCAGAGGTCTAAGCCTTCTGGTGCCGTTAGTACCGGAAAACCAGCTAAATCTCGCTCAATGCCTATACCTTCAATTTCCTCAAAGTGCTTTTTAAAGAACCAAGGACGATACGCATTACGGAGTAAAGACTTACCTTCTGGGTTATCTCTACTAACACGCGTCCTAAATAATAAACCATTTTTCATTGGTATTTTTATAATCTTATAGTCTGGCGCCGCTTGCTGCACAAATGCACTAACGTCATTATCACTATCAAATTCCCACTCATATAGTGACAATTGAGAGCGAATCGGTAGTCTTCTCCAGCCTATTCTACCATCTGTATATTTACTTTTATACTTTAAATTAGTCTCTTCAGGGCCGCGTCGCACCTTATACACAATCTCATGAAAGCTAAAGCCGTACGTTAGCATCGACAATATCTCAGATATTGTATTAGCCCAAGAAGAATCCATATCGTGCATGCACTCTTCTAAGAACTTAGCAGCATCTACATCCTCTTTTGATGTGCTAGCAGGCTCTACAGACCACTTTGTGCCTCTTATTAGCATCTCTGCTAAGTATAGTATAGAGCCAATAACTGGGTCATTATCACTCATTTCCTGATAAAGCTTACCAGCATGGGGCCAACGCAGCTCTGGCATAAATTCTTCATATATATAAGGGCCATAGCGCCTAAGTCCTGATGTTCCTAGTTGCTTATAATTAATAGATTTACTCATTTATCTCAACTCCTAAATTTAGTCCAATATGAACCGCCGTGTTTCTTTATTCCAGAAGGTGACCTAATCAGTGCATTTACACCAAAGTAGTTAAATGCTCCTGAGAAACCATCTACAGTGTCATCGTGCATCCCATATGGGAATGTGTCAAGCTCATCAAAGAATGGTAGCATGTTTCTGCAACGCTGCGACATAAATATTTTGCCAGCCTGCGCCGCTGCAGATACTCCGCGTGCTCTCTCAACTTTAGAACCTGTAGAACTTATACCGGCAAAGTCATAACTTGGTAGAACATTCCTTGTGTAGTGATCTATCGTTATAGCACCTGATGATCCAGGCTCTTGCTCCATACGTATTGCACAGTCATAGCCATCTGAGGCAGCCGTCGTCTTTATTATTGTCTCAATATCGTGAGGTGTTTTTTGGACACGCACAATATCTTCTATCCAGTACATACCTTGGCTATATGCAAGTTTAAAACCAACAGACCAATCTGGATCGCGCTTATTACGCCCTTTACCTTTACGTTTTGCAGGATCTGTAGAAGCCATATCCCAATATCTAACGCGCTTAACTACAAGTGGTGTATCAGATGGTGGGACAACAACTATCCAGTGTCTATCAAACATATCCCCAGAAGCTTTTATCTGCCAGTTACCATTTAGTAGCTGTTCCTTCTCTACAGGATCCAACTCATTTAGCGACTCTTTATAAGATTCAGCATCTAGATACGGGTTGTCATCTAAACCAGCTGAAACAAAAACACGCCCATTCTCCTCGCCCTCAACAAAGAAACGTTGATAGTAATACTCACCATATTCACCGCCAGGATTTGCCGTGGCCCTGAAGCGCAGCGGCACTTGTAATGTTTTAGTTTTTCTTAGTCGTGAAAACATGTACCTGTAGTTTGCTGGTGAAATATGCGTAACCTCATCAAGTCCTATGTACTGGAATTCAG